CTTTGTCAGTAAAACCACCTATACCTGGTCCAGTATCTTGTTTACCATCACCTTTTTTATCACCACCAAATAATCCACTGAAAAATTCACCAAGATTAAATCCTTCATCTTCATTCTTCTCAGCTTCTGCTTTAGCAGCATCCATATTTGCTTGAGCTGTATCTCTACTTAATCCATAATATCCTGATGATAGTTTAGCAGCATCTACTGCTGTTTCGACATCACCTTTGCTTTCTGCTTGGTTTTGTATATTTCTAGCTAATCTAGCTATATCACTTGCAGCTCCAGTAACATTTCCTGCAATGCCACTATAAGCCATATTCATAGCAGAAATATTTTGTAATGTAGATAGTTGTTGAGCAGGTGAAGTTAAGGCACTAGCTAAAATACCACCAGGTAAAAATTTATGCATACCAAATTTAATAGTACCATCTTCATTTAAAGATTCAGTACCAACAAAAGAACCACCTACATAATTATAATTTTCTGGTCTAGTCATATCTCTATCACGACCATCTCCTCTACGTAATATTGAAGTTGTTTGTCCAGTTATAGGATTAGTTTCAATAGGATCTGGTCTAACTCTACCAGTTTCAGGATCTATTTGACCTTCACCTATATCATAAATAGTTTCAAATCCTCCAGATCCTGGTAAAAAATCTTGTTGATCAGATCTAAATCCACGCATATATTCAGGTATAACAGCTTCTGTTGCACCAGTTACAGGGTTCACTCTAAATTGTACTTGTTGTCCAGCTTTAGTTGCATCTTGAGATAAAGTATTAAAACCACCTGATGTTAGAGCAGACATATCTTGTTGTTGATTTAATAAACCCATAGATGTATCTCTTACATCACTAAAATAATTATCTTGCCTTCTACCACTTGGATAAACAAGAGATTCATATTTTTGTCTAATTCTATCAAAATCCATTGGATTGCCTATAAGTGCCATTATCTATATCCTTCTTTAATTGCTTCTATATCTATACCTTGTGCATCTGACCATGTAGTAGCTGCAGGTATTTGTAAGTTAAATTTAAAATATCTTGCTGATTTATGAAACGGTATTGTTCCTGTTGTATGCATAGCTGTGTTAGCAGTTGTTGAAACAGTATCAGCTACTCTGTTTCTAAAACTTAAAGAACCTGTTGCATCATCAGTATCTACTATTGGTCTTACATGAGTTACTAAAGATCTTCTTTGTGGAGCTAGTTCTGTTTCAGCAGTTCCTATTTCTGCTGCTAAACTATCACCACTAAATGATCCTAGTTTATGATCTGTATTTACAACACCTAATGATCTTTGACCTCCTGCAAAAAATGCATCATCTAGAGATATAGTGATAGCATCTATATCATTAGTACCTGAAGATGGAAAATCATCTAATTCTTCTAATGTAAATCCTGCTGTAAGCACATCAACAATTACTTCATGATCTAATTCTACTATAGACCATCTAGCACTAGCTATATGATAAATTAATATTTTATCATTTTGTGTATCTGAGTTTGAACCTGTAGCAGATGGATAAGACCACATAACTAATTTATTTAAATGATCGTAAGATGCTCTTACTCTTTCTCTTTTAGCAAACTTTAAATCATTATAAAAGAAACGATCTACTTTATTTGCACCAATAGGTTTAGCACTAGAACCATCAGTAACATAAAAACCATCTTCAGATAGAAAGTAAACCATGTTACCTACTTGTATTACATTTTTACCTTGTACAGCTCCTCTATTATCTTCTATTCTTCTAAAAGAAAATACAACATTACCACCTCTATAATCCATTCTTGTAATACGAGACTCTTGAAATATTAATCCAAATTGTCCACCAGTAACTCCTGTAATAACTCCACCTTCAGGTAGTGTTTCAGAATCAGCTTGGTTGACACCTGCTGTCCAAGAAGTAGGACTATTAAAACTAGTCCATTGTACTTTGTTTTGTAGTGTTGGTTGAAATCCTGTAACTACAAAGTTACCTATAACTGCAGCGTGTCTAAATGTAGGAGGTGATCCTCCAAGAGCTGCAAAGTCATTAGAACTATCTAGTGTCCATGCTTGAGGTGCATTAGCTCCATTAAAAGCAATAACAACTTCACCAAATCTAATAAAATCCCAATAGCCATTAGTATCTGTACTAAATGTAGTACCACCACTTTCATCTACAAAAGCATTGGATGTTAGTTTATATAGTTTAGTAGCATCACCAGCAAATATAGATACAACTCCACTATCAGATTTAAAAGCTTTAGCACCTTGCGTTCTCGCATCAGTTGCGTTACTAGAAGTAACAGATATATTTTTAAATGGTCTATAACTGTTTACAGCAGGAAATACATTCTTAGCTTGTGTAGAGCCAGGATTCATATGATCTGGTAAATCAGGTAGCCATTCTCCAAAAGGTAATTGCATTATTTTACGTTATCAAAATTGTTAATATTAATACCTGATCTTTGTATTAATGGTGTACCATTATATTTATCTAAATCATCTGCATCTTCAACTTGTTTAATAGCACCTTCATATTGTGCTTTAAATTGTGCAACAGATTGTTGATCCATACCTCGTAAGAATGTAGAGGCAAAGTATAATGCACCATATAAATAAACATCAGGATGATTAGTTAGTATATGATTAGTAGTTGTAGAACTATCTATAGCATCAAATGCTTTATAAAAAGTTAATCTTGCTGTAACTGCAGTACCAGGTATAGGTTGAAATCTAAAGTTAGTTCCTTCAATACTATATGTTCTAGGTGTACCAGTTGTATCATTAGCAGATAAACTTGCTTGATGAAATGGACTAAGTAATTCTAATGTTCTATCAGGAGTTGTACTTGTTAAAATAAAACTTCTTACTTGTAGAAAACCAGTAGGTAATGCTTCTGTTTCTGCATCAATAGTAAAAGATGTATTCACAGTTTCCATAGCTCGTATTCTTAATCTACGATTAAAGTCTGCTTCAGTTAAATCTATAAAGTCATCTATCTCTGAAGTTAAATCATCACGTGCTAAGAAATTAGCAATAGCTGTTTTTAAGTTAGCATAATTATTTAAAGCCATTATAACCTCTTGCTTCCTACTCTAAAGTTTTGAAATTCATTACTATTAACCATCTTTCTAATTATTTCTTTCTTAACAGTTTTGTGTAAAGAATACCAATTAGAATGACCAAATAGTTCTTTGGTTTTTATTTGCAATGCAATCAAAGGTATTTGAGCTATTCTTTGAAACTCACCTTTTTGCTCATTAGCTCTATGGTTACGAGCTATTTTATTATCTTCTAGTATAGGATTAGTATCTTGTTGTTTTCTTACTACAAGCTTTCTACTAGCTCTATCTATGTGTATATCTTGATTCGGATTATATATATCTGCCATATTACAGTTCTGTTGTATCTACTGCATAAGCATCAACTAATACTCTCCAACCATAAGTGTCAGACATAAAGACAAGTCCAATACCTGTATTCTCAGTTGTTAAAGTTAAGTCTGCAGTTAATCCTTGTATCTTTTTACTATTTCTAGCAACTGTTAAATTATTATTATCAAATGATGCAGCACTATCTAATATATGTATTTCATCACCAACTGCAGGAGATGCAGGTAGTGTTACTGTAAATGCTCCACCAGATGTATCAGCAAGTATTCTGTCTCCAGCTACTGCTGTAAAGTTTGCAGTATATGCAGTCCATCTTTTAGCAAAGCCATTAATAGCACCAGTAGTTGTAATTGAATCAATAAATGCATCTTTAAAATACAAAGAGGAAGTACCTAAGTCTACATCTGAATCTGTAACTGGTCCAAGTACACCATTAGATATAGTTACTTGTTCATCACCAGCAGCAACAAAAGCAAATGAATCTGATGCGTGTTTATAATGAATACCACCAGAGTTAAATGCAGCATTATCTCCAAAGTCAATTAGTCCTATATTATTAGCACTACCAGCCATTTGAATACCTGGTCTATTATCATCTTCAAATACAGCACATTGATTAGTTGCATACAATGGACTTGATGCTAAATCATTTACCACATGAAGTTTTAATGCAGGACTATCAAAGTTAATACCTACACTTACAGGTATATCTTTAAATATATTTTGTATAGTCATTTTCTTTGTAGCAGTTGCACTGGTATCTACTATAGGTAATACGTCTGCAGCAGCAGCAGATGTCAACGCTGTTAAATCACTAATCTTACTATCAGCCATGTTTAATCCTCTTTTTCTTTTTCTTTTTAGGTTTAGAAAGTTTTTCTTTCTCTTTTAATAATTGTACAAGTTCTTCAAATGTCATTTGCCTTGACCAATGTACTTTTTAAAACTTCTTCGTTTATGTTTATTCTTAGGTCTTGATCTAACACTATGACCTATAGAAGTTCTTTTCTTTACGCCTGCTTCGTGTTCTTGATAAGCCTTTGCTTTTCTCATTAGTTTTGAATAGGAGTTCCTGTCTCATAAGAAACACCAACACCATCTTCACGTATGATGTTGTCTCCTGTCTCTAATAATAAATATGTTAAATCTTCTAGGTTCAGAGCATCATTAGGTACATCTGTCCTACGGTTACGGTATCTATCCTGACTTCGTAATGAAATAAATCCTGGTCTCATTACTGACTAAGTTCTGTTACTCTTGAAGTTCCAGTTGTAGAACCTACTCTTAATACAGCTACTTTATCAGAACCTGCGCATCTAAAATATTCAACAGTAAATGCTGGTAATATAAATGATGATGAGGTTGCAGTAGGTGCAGAAGAAATTTCTACATAAGCATCTACAGTAGTAACAATTCTAATATCTCTTGTTTGTGCATTAACTGCATTAGATGCAGCAGATGACGAACCTACAGCTACAGTTTGTGTAGCACCTGGTTTAAATGTTGTTGGAGCTTTTTGCATTTTATATCCTTAAATAAAAGGAGGGGAGCCTAAGCTCCCCCACCTAATTAGTATTATTGGTTGATGTCCAAAATGATACCGTGTGCGGCTTCATTTCTAACTTCAAGTGTCCATTCAACTAAGAGTTGTTTCTTCTCAGAATCACCTGTTTTAGCAAGGTCATTCACTTGGAAATCTCTTAGGTAGGCAGCACCTAACATATCAGACTGTATTAAGAAACATTCTTTTCCGTTACTTGTTGCCATAACTCTGTTTGGTACAACTTGTAAATCACCGAAATCTGATGCGTAAACATCAATCGCTGCATACTCAGTTCTTGATTCAGCTTGACCAAATCTAGTTGTGTTTGCATTGAATCCAGAGATTACTTGTTTTACTGATGGTGGAACTACCAGCATATCAAGATCGCCACCAGAAGAATATACTTCTTTGATAACAGTCTTTAATATTGCTTCAGTAAGGTCTCTGTCTGTTCCAGAAGTTGGAGCAGCAGTTAAGCCAGTTGAAGCGTTAAAGCCAGTAGATAAAGCACCAGTTGAACCAGCATCACCATTGGTTTTAATCCATGTTGATAGAGAACCGATTTCTCTAGCAGCAGTTGCAGAACCTACAACAGATACGTTTTCTTCGACTAATGCGAATTCCATATCTTTTTTAAGTTCTTTAGATTTTTTAGCCATTTGGTAAGCCATTTCATCAGCTCTACCTGCAGCATCAACAGATGATTGAGTACCAGAAACTGCAATTACTTTGTCTTGAATTTGCGTATAGTTCTTAACTCTTACAGTTGCTGACATAGCATCTATTGTTGCGTCATCACCTTCAATCACAGCGTTAGCAGCAGGATCAGCAAGTGCGTCTGTTTGCCATTCGTGTGATGTAGATGTTGCTACCGCTCTAGGGATAGCAGAAAGGATTGGAGTATCTTCAGGAGATATATTATAAATTACATCTACTAAATCTTCTCTAATACCTTTTGTATCGTACGTATCGTACAAGTTTGTTGGTTGTGCCATAAGGCCTCCTATTAATTAAAGAAAGTCCTTAAAAATCTTTGCAGCATCTTTATAATGCCCAGACTTTTTCAGACGATTTAGTTTATCTTTTCTTGTCCTTGATAACTCATCTGCTTTAGTTTTAGCAACACCAGGTCTTACAACTCTAGGAGCTTGGGCAACTTTCTTAGTAACTTTAACATTTGATTTTTTAAGTCTATCATATGTCATAGCATCTTTAATCAGCATGACTTGTCTTGCATCATAAATACTATTGATCTCTTGATCTCCATATCCTAACTTAGTTAGGTAGGTTCTCATATCAGATTTCATTTTAGTTGCTTTAGCTGGATCATTAAATTCTGGAACCATTGTAGATAACTTTGTTTGTTGCTCTTGAACATACTTAGTAAATTCATGCATCTGGTTAGCTTTAGTTTCCTCTTGAATTTTCTGTAGATTCTCAGAACGCTTTCTCATCTTGTGTTCAAGGCGAGCTGCTTCTGTAGGATCATCCTCATAAAGTTTTTCAAAGTCTATATTACTATACTCGTTTTGTAATTCCTGTTGAGCCATTGTAGTCAGCTCAGTTAGTTTAGACAATTTTTGATTTATCTCAGATTGAGATTGTTGCATCATGTCATTGACCTTTGATTTCTCTAAAGATAGTTCTGACGTTTTGCGTGTGTAATCAGCTTCTCTCTGATACCCTCGAAGTAGTTCATCAAGGGTGACATCCATCTCACTACCATCAACTTTGACAGTATAAGCTGGTTGCTCCTGTGAACTTTCATTAATATCTTGTTCAGCTTCATCTGTAACTTCTTCAGTTACTTCTTCTG